GTGATCGACAGGTCGCTGGCGGTTGTCCCATTCCAGCTAAAAGGCACGTTTGCCCCCGACGGCACAAAGATGGATAGATTGTTGAACTCGATGCTTTCGGCCCTGCCGTTTGCGAGGCCGGTCTTTTTGCTGACAGCCGAGCCACTATCAATCTGGTAAAGCGTGCCGTTGCTGCCGATAGCCAAGAGCTGCCGGTTTGCGCCAGCGTTGTGTTCAACAAGCGTCTCAACATTGCCAGTGCCTATGCCGGTGCAGAACTCTGTGAAACCGTCGCGCAGGGTCACCTTTTCAACGGTCGGAAAGAAGTTGGACATGACGATGGCGTCTGTGGGCGGCATCGCATCCAAACTGTCACGGCTGTTCAGCCCGCCGACAGGCGCTGGCACAGATGCCGCTTTGACGCGATACCTAGAGGCTGTTGGCAGTGCCTGGAGCATTAGCTGCTGACCCCATATCCGCTGTCAGGCAGATTGTAAGAGTAAGGGCTGACCAAGTAGCGCCGCGCATCATCCAGCGTGATGATTGGCGCACCACCAGAGCGGCTGATCGCTTGGCGCAGCTCAAGCTGGTACTGACGGAAGTCTTCATCGTATGCCAAGCCATGAGCCTGCTTGAAGCGATAGGTGGCACCCATCTCAATCAGAGTTTCGTCAAGGATGCCGACATCGCTATCAGCAGCAAAAGCGGCCTGCGAGGTGCCACCAGTTGTCTGGTTCCAGTGGCTCGACAGATACTCAAAGCCGATGCTGTCGGCAGCGCTAGGCGTTGGCGTGATGTCAAACTTCAGCGCGTTGCTGCTTGCCTTGAGACGGAAGCGATCAACAATGCCAGAATCGACAGTGCCGTGCCGGTCGGCCTGAAACTGTTGTGGCGTGATCGGGCCGACCATCTGATCGAGGTCGGTGCGATTGTAGGCCGTGCCACTGACAAAGCGGTCAAAGTCGCTGGGCAAGTCATAGGACTGCGTGCCGTTGACCGTAGTGAAGGTATGCTCCTTCATCAATATCGGCCAGTTGGTGGCCCGCATGAGCTGCTTGCCCTCGCGGTTGATTATGACCAGGAGCTGACGTGCAATCGGATCTGTATTGCCGACAACAGTGGTCGGGCGCTCAAATCCGGTATAGTCAGCTACCGTCTGCGCTATCGTCAGCAGGCTCATCAGCTACTTCCTCAACCTTGGGCGCGGCTTTCTTGGCAGCGCGTTTCGGCTTGGCTTGCATCTGCAGCTCAGCAATCTTCTTGAGCTGCACATAAGGCTCACCCATCTGGCGCAGCTTTGGCTCTTCAGCCCCAGCAAGCTCCTCGATGGTTTCAATGTCGGCCAGTTCAAGTTCAATGCGGCGCGGCTCAGTCATGCCAGGCAGTTCGCTCAAGCCACCGCCCTTCTTCTTGGGCTTCTTCTTGTTAGCCTTGTATTCAGCCCATTGCTCAGGGAAGCGGGCCAAATCTTCTGGCCGAACCGGCCCTTCCCATACGTCTCTGACGCCAGGAACAGAAATGCGGCAAAAATCGCGCATATCACCGTTCAGCTCGCGCTCGAAAAAGATACCTTTCGCGGCCATTTAGTCCTCCAAATGTAGGGGCGAGAGGGCGACCGAAGCCGCCCCCTCTAGGGAGATTTACATCGGGAAATCGCAGATGATTTCCTTGTCGCTGATGTCGCCAGCAATCGCACAGACGTTATCTGTGACTGCTGCGGAAACATCGAGCGTGCCGTCCGACGATCCAGTCGGGGTCAGCGGGTCGCCGTCTGCGCCTGCAGTGAGGGCAGTGTTAAGCGTTGCCGGGCCTTTGACCTGAACCCAGCAATACTGACCATCGGTCGGAGCGGACTGCAGAACACCAGCGCCGATCTCTACGGAATCCGAGAGGTCGGAGGTCACCTGGTTGTTCTTGTAGCCATCAAGCGTGTAGTAGTACGCCACGTTGCCGGATACGGCTGCAACCGAACCAGCGCCAGTGTCATACTGCACATACTTGAAGATCCGCGTACCGTTGGTGTCGTCGATGATGGCACCAAGCTGACCTAGCTGAAACTCAGGCGTGTCAGCGACTGCGGTGGGGTCGATCCCCATTACTGAAGCAATAGCCATTACCAGTCTCCTCTAGGTATGGATGACGCCCTGAAGGGCGCGGTTGGAGCATGTAAGAGCGCCGCTCCAAAACATCGGAGTGGTCAATGCGTCCTGGTTCACGGCCATTCGTGCCTCACCAGGCACGAAATCACGACCCGCAGCAACTTCAAGCCGCAGATAGTCAGTGTTCAGGAAGTACATGCGGTTGGTGTTACAGGCGTCATCGAACACGACATCCGAGTTCAGATACTGGACGCTGGTGAAACCAGAGTTAGCCAGATCGTCGCTGGTGATGCGCTGGATGGCCTGCAGGCTTCCGAGGAAAGCCTTGTAGGCGTTGGTGCCGGCCATAACCATGTCCGGCGAGTCAGCGCCGCGAACAAGCTGCAGATAGATGTTGTTCATATCTGCCTGCACGTTTGCTGTGCTGAAAGCGTTAGACGTGGCAGTGGTCTGCACGTTTTGCCAAAAGGTGTAGGTCGAGGAGTTAATCCCGCCCACAGTGCCGGTGCCGCTATCAGCCACGATGAGCTGAAGGCCACCGACTTCCTTGCCGTCGCTGCCGGTGCCATCGGAGTAGATAGCAGTCGAGAGCGTGTTCATCATCGACTTCTCAAGGACGTTCACACGCGCCTCAAGCAGATTGATGATGGCCTCAGTGCCGGAGTTTTTGACTTGCTCCAGGCCGCTGATGGTGACGTTACCGGCAAGCTGCTTGTAATCGAATACAGCAGCCGTCAGCACGTCAGACGGCGAGACATCAAGGGTTTCATAGCCGCTGTAGAACTGGACAGTTCCGTTTGCAGCATACTCAAGTTCACGCACGATATCGCGGCCAGTCACAGTGGTCTGGTTGCCATTCTCGCGCATACGACGCAGCAACGCATTGTGGTTGCTAACGTTGTCAGAGAGCTGTCGTGACCGGTTGCGAAGCGTGGTCGTGACGATCTCTGAGAGATTGGGGCTTGTCGCCATAGGTTCTACCTTCCATTCTCAAGTTGACGGATCGACGCCATAATGGTGTCACGGACAGACATCCCCGCTGGAAGCGCTTGTTGAGCTGGTGCGGCACTGCCTCTGACTTTCGACCTTTGCGCTTTTTTCGCTTTCTTCACGGCATCTGTCTTTACCGTGTCCTGCGACTTTTTCAGCGCGTAACTGTCCATCTCTGCCTTCCGCAGCTCAGGGTCGGCGTAAACCGCCATTTCGTAAGCTGTCTTCAGGTCTGGAGCGTTGCCGTTGCTGATGAAAGTACCCATTACAGACCGCACCTTTTCAAAATGCGGATGCGCTGGGTTACCGTTTGCATCAATTTCAGCGGCAAACTGGTCGATCAAAGACTGCGTGCTTTGCTGGACGCTTTGCTGTTGTTGTGTCTGTTGATTTTGAATGAAGCCGGTGAGCTGAGCTACTTGCTGCTGCAACGCCTTCACTTGCGGATCTGCATACTCATCCTCCAGGGCGGCATCGTTACCGACTGCCCCGATATCCACGCCATACTGGTTTGCAAGCCAGGCAATGGCGTTTTGAGGGTCTTTCTGCAGATATTCGTTAGCAGCCATCAGTTGCCTGACCGCTGCAACGTCATCCATGCCCGCCCTTGCGAATGTATCGCGGTGCGGCGCAAGAATCTCATCGAGTGCTTCTGAGCGCTTGCGGAGGGCCGCTACACCTTGGGTCTTCTTGGTGTAGTCGGCTTCCATCTCCTTGTAGCGCCGCATCATAAAGTGCTGCGCTGCAGGCTCCATAGAAGCAAAATCATCTTTGAACTCAGCAGGCCAATGGTTCATTGGCTCAAGCGCCTCAAGCTCTGGCGCTTCTTCTGCCTCGTCTGTTTCGTCTAGGTCTTCTTCAGGCTCATCATCAGCCTCGCTGACCTCGACTGTCTCATCTGGCGCGGGTGGCTCAGGCAGACCATCTTCCTGGTCGTCGCCGGCATCTGCGTTCAGTTCTTGCAAAGTCCTGGCAACTGTCTCGGCGACTGTTTCCGGCCTTGCTGGCTCGGCTGGTGCGGCAGCATCGGCTGCGGCCTCAGCGGGAGTGCTATCAAGCGGGAGTTCTTGTTCTGTCATTTGAATAGATGGTCTTGGCTAGTGCCTACCTCCACAAAGTTATTGCGCCGCAGAAACTCGCGGTGCTGGGAACGGCTGGTGATCCAGCCACGATCTTTCATGTTTTGGTAAGGCTCGATGTCGCTCAAAATGGAAACGCCGCCCTTGGGGGCGGCGCTTGCCTTGGGTACGATCTGGCCGTCCCTGAACACAAATGTCTGCTTGCTCATCCCATGAGCATCCTTGCTGCCATGTCACGCTGCGCCTGATCCATCTTGCGGCGCGGCTTGTTCATGCTGCCAATCGCCTGCATCAGCTCAGGAAAAATCTTGCTCAGGACAGCCGCAAGCGGGCTATCCATCGCCTCTCGGATGATCTCTTTCTCTTGCTCTGACAAAGCCTGGTAGGCTTCATCAGCGCGTTCCATATCGACTTCCATCATGTAAAGTCCCTTGGGTTGCCAAAGATGTTGAGTGTCGGCGCAGCCTGCTGTGGCTGTGTCATGCCGCGTGTTTGCAACAGATCAACCAAGGTGCCGCCGGCATAGCCATAGGGCTGGTACAAATTGCCTGTGCCGCTGTAGAGGTAGAACGGATTGAGCAAGTAATTCGCTGCCAGATCGTCAATCACTTCTGGCGTCGTCGTGCCTGGGTCGGCAGGGTCTGCCGGTGCCACTGGTGGCGCTGCACGCTCATCGCTACCGCCACCGCCGCCGCCGGTCATCGCAACATTGCTGGTCGCCGGCACAAAGGTCGGGTCTTGCTGCATCCGCTGACGCTGGCCAAACGCAAAGGCCGCAGAATCTGCTGGGTCAGGCGCGTTGAAGATTTCACCGATTGGCCCGCCACCAAATAGAGTATTGATAAAGGTGCCCGGCGCTTCACCGCCGTACAGCTCATCATAAGCATCAGCATAAAAGCCGCTCATGGGGTCACGACGCCCTGGTGCCATAGTCGGGGTCACTGGATCAGGGCGATTTGGCTGCGAAAGAGATTGCGCGGCAGCAGTCCGCACCATGCCTAAAACATCTTGGTTACCAACAGGTATTTGGTTGATCGCAATAGTTTCGCGAATGGCTGCGTTATCACGCTCAATGTCAGCGCTCGACCGATCCTCTGAAAGTGGATCAAAACGGAAATTGTCTCGGATGAGCTGCTGCTGTACTGGATCAGCGTCTGGGTTCAGCACAGTCGCTGCAGCGGCAATGTCCTGCTGCCGGCTTTGATCTACATCTTCATCTGCTTCACTGGCACCAACCGGCTGCAAAATTTGACGGCTATTGTCGATCAGATTGGTCGTGCCACGCGCAAGCGGACGACCTCGATCATCAGTCTGTGCCGGCGTTGCTGTCTCACGCGCATCATCGGCAGCACTGCCACCACCGCCATCGCCTTTGAAGCAGATGCGGCTCTCTATCAGGTAACTGCGTACCATAGCTTACCTCTGTGCAAACGGTTGGCGCGGCCAACGACGCCTTTGCCAAATATTGACCTCAGATGATCCCTGCCCTCGCGCACCATCTCGCGCACGTTGCCATAGGGCGCAATGAAATCGACCAGCCACAGCCGGTCGCCTGCGTTCCAATCGTCAGGCTGTATCTTGCGACTGCCATCTAGGTAGCCGGCTTCTGTTTCCTCATTGAACAGAGCCCAGGTCATCAAACCGACCGGATGCTCATCAACTTGCCAGATCCTGAACTGCTGCAGCGCTACCGGCGGGATAATCAGCCGATGAAGGTCATCGACAGTCCAATCACAGTGCTGATCGCTGTGGCCCATCAGCCAAGTGATCTTGCCGACAGCCTCAGTGTTCTTCACTGCGTCACCACTTTGGCCGCATCAATCTCCAGCTTCTGCTGCTTGAACTGGGCATCCTGCGCCGCCTTCTGCTGATCGAGCTGCAGACGTGCCACCTTCACCTGGGCATCAGCAGCAGCCTGGTCGGCCTGCGCCTGTACCTTGGCAGCTTCAACCTCAACTAGCTTATCAGCCGGGTTGGGCCTGCCCTGCGGGGGCTGGATCGCCTCAAGCGTGTCCTCAAGATCACGCGCACCAGGGAACGCCCTAGCAGCAAACAGCAGCATCTGCTTGGCTTGCTCAAAGCCAATGGCACCAGAGCTGACCATCGGGCCAATCGCCTGCAGGAACTGCACTGTCGCTGTCAAAAACTCTGTGCGGCGCTGCTGTTCAATCGCTGTATCGACCGCCTGGCTTTCGTCAGTGTCGATGCTGACGCGATAGCTACGCAGACGCTCATCACGCATCAATGCAACCGCCTCTGGCGATACTGGAACGCCTGTAATGCGCGAAAGCAGCTCAGGCTCCAGGTTCTCGACCATCAGCTCGGCCTTCAGCTCCAGAATCTGGTCAAGGAACATCTCAATGCAACGCTGGCGGTTGACCAGGCGCATCGCACCAAACTGACCCTTGATACGCTGAGCTGTAGCCGTCTCACGGCTGGCGCTAGAGCCCCGCATGATGTCCGAGATGCCAGTGATCTCATAGATCGTCTGGATCACGATCTGACGCGACTGATAAAGCTGCGCCAGAGCCTTGATAAGATTATCAAGTGGCGCTTCCTGCATCACATTGGCAAGACCGCCACCAGCCTGCAACATGGCCATATTGTCCACCGGCACAAACTCATTGTCCGAGGCACCCGCCAGCCGCTGCAGCTCTTGGAACGATGCGTCATATACACCGCGCCGCTTCAGAGCTTCTGTCAGATTGGCAATGCGCTGCGTAATCAGATCAAGCTCATAGAGCTGATCTTCATAAGTCAGGATCTCAGGGACAGGAAGCGTTGTATCGGTGGTCGATACGGCATACAGAGGCTCTGGAATAGGCCAGAAACCGTCCAAATTGTACGGATCATCGAACTCCTCAAGCAACTCATCATAGTCGGCAGCAATAAAAATCTGCTTGCCTGAACGCTTGTCCCAAATCTCATAGATTTCAGCCCGATCCGGCTGCTTGTTGTCCTCGTAGGCGTCACCCTCATCGCCGCGATAGCTCAGCGGGATCATTTCGCCTTTCGGGCCGTAATAATCGACCAGTTCCTGCCTGGTCATAAGGTGACGGAAGCCAATCCAGGTCACATCG